TGCTCCATGACCTTGTTTATCATAAGGACTATTATATAAAAATATTTGAGCATTTGATGTAAAACCAAACCCTGGTTTTTGAATATCAAAATATAGAGAACCACGACTTCTCATAGTTTCTATAACTCTTACAATACCACCATCGCCGAATGATGCTATAGCATTAGTATATGCTTCTCTGTGCATTATCTTTAATGCATCGCCTTGTATAAATTTATCACCACCGTTTAAAATTTCAAGCGTAGCAAGAGAACCAAGAACTCTTGGAGCATTCATTACTACAGCTGTGTTACTTTCTTGTCCTAACTCTACAATTGCTTCTCCAACAGTAAATTCTCCTTCTTTAGGAGTTAAATTTGAGATGTAAAGAATGTTAAGTCTGTCTCTATAAAGAGATTCTCTACCATAATCTTCAGCAACTGCTACAGTTTTTGAAGTAACACCAATAATTGTTTTACCAACATATTGAGCAATAACATTAGCTGGGCTCTGATTAGAGAGTTCAAGATAACGTGGGACATGCCATGAACCATCTGATGGTTTTAATAAATCTTTACCAGGAAGATAAATTTCAACATCTTCATCATAGATTAGTTTGAATAAAAGACGAAAACATTGAATAGTGCCTTTAGATCTATAAACATCAAATATATGTTTTAGAAGATAACGCTTACTGATAATAATACTGAATGGAATACCATATAGATATTTCTGCTGAAAATGTTCTAAGAATTCAATATATGTTTCGTCAATGTCTCTATATTCTAATAGCTTTCTAGCTTGATATATAGGAGGTTTTACTAAACTACCATCAGTGTCTGGAAAAGAATCTTTATTTTCCATCCATTCATAATATGCTTTTGTAAACATGACAAAATCGGGTCCCTGCTCTCTGTAGATACGAGGGAACTGATTTTCTATAAAATTAGATACAATTGATTCAATAGAAAATTGCATTAATAACTTGTCTCTCTAACATTGATGTTTAAATCAACTGGGTCTATGATAATTATTTTTGTTTTATTAGCAAGAACATCTTTACCTATAGTTTTACAATAGATAGAAATGTATCTTTCAAAATTGAAAACTCTTATATTATTAATTTTTAATATACCTTTTTTATAATCAACTGTACCTACGTCTTCAATTTTACTTAGTATACTATTAATAATAGAATATACAGAAAGAACTCCTTCTCCGTCATCTTCTATATAACAAATAGAATATGTATCTCCTTTTGATGTAATATAATCAAATCTTGAAGATATTATATTAGCAACGTCAAATCTACCTTCATATGTAGGATTTATTAATAAATCTTGATTATCTATTACATCCCCAGAAACATCAATAGGATTATTAATGTCTAACAAATATGTAGAAGGATATTTCATTTTAGGAGCTATTCTTTTAATAACACGAATATCTGATTGATTACTAGATATACTTATATCACAATTATCAATATCAGCTACCAATCTGCTATATCTAAGATCTTTATTAAACTTTTCTAAGTTATTTTCGCTGAAATCAGTTATAGTATTAATAACAATAGATTGAATATCTTTTGGAGATTTATCAGTTTTATAAATGTTATATTCAACAATAGAATTCATCCAAATATACATATATTCTGGATCTGAAATAAGAACTCTATTAGGAATAACAATATAATCCCTAAGATAGTTTACAACTTTATTTTTAACATAATTAGGTGCAATAACACCAGAAGAAGGTTTTAAACAAATAATAACACGACCATATTTTTTAGGTTCTGTGGTTTCTCCGCCATAAACTGCTACGTCTCCTATTTCTCCACCGAAATTAGCTAAAACCAAAGAAGCATAGTCATCAGAAGAAACAGCTCTCTGTTGAGTGGCAAAATATCTAGGAGCAGTAAATCTAACAGACTCGATAGATTCTTGATTAGCACCACCTTGAGATTCTCTATTGACTGTTATTGTAGATGGATTTGCAGTGCCACCATTAAGAAAACCAAGGTCATCGGAAAGACTAAATGCCTTTACACCATTACCATCTGAGCCATTAGTTATAATATATTTAACAGTAATAAGAGCTTCGTTTAAAGGTCTACGGCCAAACAAACCATCTCCAAATGTAATTTCATAAAGATTATTCTCTGCTGCCTGAATGAAATAAACATTAGAAAAAGTATCTAAATTGTATAAAGTATTAACTTTTTGAAACTCTGTTACATTAGCTCCATAATTCTCACTTACATTAACTGAAATGCTACTAATATCAATATTCTTATTAGAGATAAGAAAACGCTGATTCTCGAGGTCATAATTCATAATATATGAATCTTGAAAATATGAACCCTCTTTAATAAGCAAATTAGCTACAGAGAAAGTGTCATTAACCGATACATATGTTGAAATCTGTTCTGTTACAAAATTAAAGGTACCATTAGAATTAGTGCCATAAAATTTAGTCCCTTTTGGGATAGTTAATTTATTATTAAGATCTTTTGTCTCTAATGTGAAAGAAATATCGGCTACTGAATGAGAAGCCGAACGAGGAACATAATTTAGCTCTTTCGCATGAGATACAATAGAGTCATATTTCTGCGCTGAATCTAAGAACATCTCTGAAGCTATCATATTCAAATAGAAAGAATTCAGATATGAGTTATATGATAATACATCCAATAGGACGTTGATGTTTGAGCCTTCAAAATTATAATCTTTGAAAATATCCTGTGAAGATAAGAATTTCTTAAGATTATTCTTTAAAGTGTCAAAATCAAGAGAACTTAGTGTAAGAGAGCTATTGGCCATTTATCGGACTCTTTTCAGCAGCAAATTAAAAGTTATAATTTCAGGGTTATTTATTAGATTGTATACGATAGTAACATAGATCTCATGTTCGTTATTAAGATCATTATCAAACAATACTTGCTGAATCTGGGCTCTTGGTTCAAAATTCTTAATTGTTGATTTTATGAATGTTTCAATCATATCATAATTTTCTGCAAAATTCGGTTCGAACAGAAGATATGAAATATCAGAACCAACATTAGGTTGGAATAGACGCTCTCCAAGATCCGTAAGAAGCAGATTTTTGATAGACTGATTAATAGCTTTTTCGTTAACCACCCTACCAAGCTGATTGCCCATTGGAGTCACAACAAAACTGGAAACAAAGTCTGAAAAGAACTCCGTTTTCTTCTTAGATCCAGTTAATGTCTCGGCTCTTGTTAATTTTAGATTAGCCATTTAATTTACCTCTACGAATCCAGTGGGACTCACTGCTTTTGGGTTCATATGTCTTGCGTTATCTGGGTTAGCATTATCTCCATCAACAATAACCTTTTTACCGTTTATGGTAACATAAGATTTAGAGGCAATCAATCCTCCACCACCATGACTGTCTGGATCATTCTCGACAGCCCATTTTTTATCTGAAATAGTAACGAAACTCTGACCTTGTGATATAGTGGTTGCACCACAGTTTCTTAGATCTTGTTCTTTGTGTGCGTTTGGCATTAACCCTCCTCGAATTTGATTTTGGAGGCTTTAATAGTGATCGTACCATCTTCAATAGTTATAGAGGAGCCACCAACCTTAATAGTAATCTTAGAATCAGAACTAATGGTCATATCACTTTTTGAAGATATATCATTCTTAGCGTCACTATGAATGGTCATATCTTTACCAGAAGATATTGAAGTTTTTTCCTTAGAAGCACTCGAATAGTTCTTATCTGTCAACATAGCCATGTCGTCACCAGACTTAAATCTAGCCTTTTGTGATACATCGCTATCCCAATTGCCTCCCTGAACATTAGTAGCGTAATCGCCTTTTTTGATCATAGTAAGTTTATTACCAGAAATAGCAGTTACTTCATCGCCTTCTCTGTTTGAGTGATGATTACCTTTGTTCTTGGTTACTGTGTCTCCATCAACAACTTTATTATGTTTTGTTCCTTGGTCTGTGCTACCACCACCTGCATCGCCAAACATACCACCAACAGCACTACCTCCAGAACCACCTCCACCACTATCAGGACTTGTGTGATGTTCAAACACTCCACCGCCAGTACCCCATATTCTTTTGCCGCCACTACCTTCGTAGTGATCACCTTTTTTATTATATGCAGCATCGCCACCATATTCATGACGACCAGTCTTTTCACCATTAACATCATGCTGTCCATCAATCTGTTTTGAATGACCTTTGCCGACATATACTCTTGTATGACCAGGATGTAGATGTGTATGTAATTCTACGTCTTGTTGTTGATCGTGTTCTATAGTTTGGTAATTACCACTTGGTTTTACAGTTTGTTCCCATGTTTTATCATTTTCTGCAGGATTTCTGTAACGTAGATGACCGCCACCGCATGCATCTGCTTCTCCGTACACATAACCATATTTTGGTTTTGTGTCGCCTCTATTCACACTACACTTAGGTAGTTTTTTATTATTTTTATCAGACATTATTAAACCGTCTTTGGCTGATTATTAGCAAGAATGTTCAGTATGTTATTTGTAACCTTAATCTGATTCTGAGTGAATGGAGCACTTGGAGAAGAACCTCCTCCACCTCCACCTCCTCCACCTCCTCCACCAGAACCACCGCCACCTCCTCCTCCACCTTTACCAAGCATACCTTGTGCTTGGCTGAGCATTCCTTGAAGGTTACCGATGTCTCCAATATTACCCAAACCAAATGCTTTACCAGTCAATTGATCCAATTTATTTAGAGCGCCCATGTTATTTTTGAACTTCTCTAATGTTTTCTGCATATTACCTTGGTTAAGAACACCTTCTTTAAGCTGTCCATTTTGAAACTTTTGGATTAACTGCATCAGAATACCAAGAAGCTGTTGCATACCTTGGCCTCCACCGCCACCACCAGAGCCATTACCAAGACTATTATTAATACCCTGATCATAAGTCAATTGATCTTGTTGTATTAACAAGTTATTTAGAATATCAACTGTCAATGTTTGTGTGGCAATATAAGGGTTTAAATTTTTGGCTAAGTTTATCTCAGCGGATGTGAATAGATCCTGGAGAGCAGAATCAGTAGGATAATCTGTTGGGCCTCTCTTAACATAAACACTTTTTGTTCCATCTGGAGAAAGCCACTGAATGTATCCAGGATATGGATCAGCGGTAATAGGATAATACTGTTTTACATACAACAAAGGTACATCTGCTGGTAGAACAACAGGATTAGGTTCAAGAGTGCCAACAACTACCTGATTATAAATTGGCTTTGGTATATTATCTGCGCCATAAGCAAATGCATTTTTGACAAGATTAAGAATAGCATCAGAAACAATACCAGCAAATTGTGGAACAATAGATGCATATCCATTACCAGCAAGAGCAATACTAAATGCAGTTATAACTGTTTCGTAACCATTCTGGTCGTTTAGAATAGTTAAAGCATTAGAAAAAGAATCTCTAATCACTGTTATTCTTGCAGAAGGAATAGTAATATTCATAACATCTCTTGCTTGTCCCATGCTCTTCATCATCTGAGGAAGCATTTGCGCAAGAGATTGAGGATCTACTTGTTGTAATATCTCTGGTAGATTTTTACCTTGATTAGCAGAAGCTGTAGTTGGTTTGTCAGCATTAGGAGCGAACTTATCTATTATGTCACTCAATGCTTTGGCGTCATCACTCTTAATAAAAGGAGCATCACCATATTCTGCTTCGTCTTTTGTTACCTTTGGGGCTTCTTGATCAATAGTCTGGTTGTTCCAAATATTGTTTTTATCTTTGAATGCATCTTTGTCCTGACTATCGCCTTTTGAATAGCCAGGATTATCAATACCAGGATTATTAATATCACCACCAGTGTCTTTATCTGCTTCTTTTGTAACTGCCATTACGATTTACCTTCTGGTAGATCACCACGTGCTATAGAACCAATAACAATAGGATATTGTTCGGCGTCATCACCTGGTAGATATGTAATAATAACTCTAGATCCAACAACAAGACCTGAAGGAACTATACCAATTTTTGAAGTAGCAGCTGATGTGACTGGGTGCATGACCATGGCCCATGGAAGTTCATCATCTTTCACTTCTTGGTCGTCGTTATTCTTACCATATATTCTTACTTTAACACGCCCAGATTTAGTTGGATCGTCTTCAAAGTTTCTAACTTCTGCTATTCTAATCATGCCTCTCCTTCGCCTCCTTCTTTATAAGAAGCCTTCACAACTCTAAGAATCATAGTGGCATATGGCTGTTGACCAGTTGGTTTAACTTTGGTTCTGATAGCAACAACGAGAGCTTTACCATTAAACTGTTTTTCTCCTTGAGAAGTATCACTATTAGCTTTTTTAGGTATCTCTAAATCAATAATAGAACCAAGATGAATATCAGGATTGAAATATGTTTCAAGCTCTGCCGAATTCTGAGATAAATGAGCAAGAAATCCTGCTCTCTTTACTTTAGCTGTAGCAGTTGTATGTTTATCTTTATCATTGGCTTTATCATATACAGTGCCAATAGGAACTTTCTTCATATCTGAATTTGGACCTTTAAATACTGGTTGGTCAATAAATTTATAATTAGGCTCTTTGTTCTGATCAACATCGCAAGGCTGATGTGTTGTTAGATTAAAAGTTTGTTCATTACCCTTAATCAAAGATCTTGTTCCGGTGAAAAAAGAATCAGGAGCTTTAAACCACATAATAGAATTTTGCTTATCTTCTTCAGAAGCATTACCATAATCAAGATCAGTTCTCTGCTTTAATTTAACAGAAGATTCTCCTTTAAACAGTTCTTCAAAAGTAGCAAACACATATTTCTGATCTCCATCTTTTGCTTGCTGAAAACAAACAAAACAAGATGATTCATCAGTATCAGACTCATGTATAGAATTCAATCTATGAAGAGAATCTAAAGGATGCTCATTGTTTAATATAACACGTCTTTTACCCTTAGTTTCACTCTTAATCTCAACATCCTTATCAGTCTTGAAACCGTTTTCTAATATATCTTTAACAACATCGCTTGTTTTTTTATTATAACTTTTCTGCATATAATTACTTTGAGCATTTAACATCTCTGCTGAAACTGACCTGATATCATATTGTTTAAAGTGCCCAGCACCTACACTTTTATGAGAAAGATCATCTAAATTTTTATTCTGAAACATTTTAAATTTAAATTTACGTTCTCCAGAACCACTGCTTGATCCTCCCTGGTCGGCAGGTCTGAGAGATATTTCAACATCTTTATCATACGAACCGTTAATATTATTTTTACCAAGTGCATCAGAATGATCGACCACTCTAATTTCAGCTACAGGTCCGTATGGATTGAAAATATCTTCATAGATATTAATACCGCCATAACCTGCAGTCTGATAATCAGTTAAATCAAGATCACCGATTTTTAATGTAGAAATTTTTACGTCACCGACTGGCATTTTACACCTTCATTAAATCTTTTAAATTTTCAGCAATAATATCTCTAAACGATGCATCAATAACACTAAT